TACAGACTACACCGATTTGGTACTGCATGTCTTCGGTGAACCCTGACATGAGACGGAGAGGAAGGTCGATAGGAGTGGGAATGAGCTGTTGTTGGATTTAGATTTTTATGGTATTTGAGTGGCTGTTGAGCCACAATACGTGTGTGAACTAAATGACTCCGAAAGCTACCTAATGTGCAATCAGTATACTCATGATAGGGATACGTTTTGCACTCGTATGTGGCGTACAGTAGGGTCATATGTACGTCACATGATGGGTTGATTATAGGACAGTGCTAACGAGCCTGCCAACTGTAGAGATGGCATCTCGATTTTCACTGGCCCATTGCCATGCGCCTCGTAATGCACGTGTACCAGCGCGTAGGGCGGATTTGGCATTACGGATAAAGCTTTTGAATGAGTTCCCGGCACTAACAAAAGGCAAATTGTTGCATGTATGTATAATTCCGTTTAACTCAGGTTCAAAAGGAGGGGGAGCGCAGGCAAGCGGTGAGGTCAAGGGGTTTGTCGCGACTTCGTATACGATACGCCATTGCACGTTCCATAATGTGTTAGATAATCCCCAGGCCGATATGATAGGCATTAAGCCCCAATTATTCTCATATGCGTACACTTGTCCTGTGTACATGGTAAGGTTTGGAAGCTTAAAGTCATCATACCCTTGTGGATTCGTGCGGCGCACAGTTATTCCTTGTTGGGCGGAATAGACGAGAGGTGAGACGTTTCCGCCAAGGACGTTTCCGTTAGTTGTGTACGTAGCCGCGGCACTTCTTCCGAGTACGGACGTAAGGCCGCCTCGGAACTGGCCGGTGATATCGTCGTCGGCCACTGGCGAAATGCGTAGTGCGGCGCCGACGACACGTCCTTTGACAGTGCTCGTAAAAATTGCAGACAATTGAGTCGACTGCGAAGCAAACACTTCAGTCACTGCTGTCATAGTGGCAGTCATATCCTCGGCATTTGCGCCGGTTAATATCTGCAAACTTTGGTCTACTGTTGTCGCAGCGTTGGACAAACCAACGAGTTGGACAATCATTGAAGTTGCGGTGCCATTTGCGATGGCATACGATCCGCTTTCGACAACAATAGAAGTACTTTGCGATACACCGTCTGGAATCTTCGCGACAATTGGTGTGGGTGATTCTGATCCGAGTGGGTTCGTAACGCACTCTATAAATGCCGCTCCGGCATCTGTGAAATCGACACGAGCACGTTCAATGTCGATTTCTTTGCGTATAGCGTTTTGTAATCCAGGATTACGCGTAATTCCTCGAGTTCGTCGAGCACGACGTCCGCGTATGCGTCGAGTTTTGCGAATAGTTTTAGGCGTTTCTTTAGTTTCTTGTGACATTTAAGTCGTTGGTCATATAGTATGACTTCGAAGGGCTGGGCGCGCGGTGTCGCAACTCACCGATGATGCTTGCGCGTGCTTCATAATCAGCTTTAGGTTTGCCGTCTTTCTCGCAGTATCTGCGAATTTGAAGAAGCTTACCAAGCCCGCGTTTCCGCTTGAACTGAAGACACAATTTTTCGAAGTCACTTAAATCAGCCATCTTGCTGGACTCGGGTGTGCGGTATCGTCAATACCGATTTATACCCTGCACAATGCGCCCAAAAATCAAAGGGCTTGATCTTGATCCTGGATAGCGGCCAATGCGTCATCAGGCATGACGCAAGGAAAAGATGTTGGTATAGGAATTGTTGGTATACATCCATAACGAGCGATCATGTCGGAATCGTGTCGTGGGGATGGGGAATGTGTGTGTCGGGAAGTCATTGAGTAACTGTTCCCTTGTAAAGCAAGGACTTGTTCAGGCTGTGGCATAGGTTCATGACAATATTTGAGCATTGCCTCTGCCAAGTCATAAGCGATCTTAGCATGTCCTGCTAATGCGAGCAAGGACAACGCACTTGCTTTCAGGTATTTGATTTGGTCTGCGGGGTGGAGCATATTATGAGAGAAACCTGCCTTGGCAAGAATCTTGGTTAATAACGAACACATGACTACGGCTCCGGTCTGGTCATGCAGTGGGAAAGCTGACAAGACTGTAAATCGTTGAAAAATGTCAGTGACGTAGATTTTCAATTTATGACCAAATCGTGATGATCGTTCTGCTTCAAAAGTTGTGATTTCCTGGTTACTCAAAGGTATTGATGGGGAAAAAGACATGTCGTCACCCAGTGTGTACAAGTGTATCGTGCAAGGCTTGACATGTCGTAACGAGTATATTGTCGACCATATGTTAATTAAAGTATTGCACAATGATGTGCAATTTTGTCCCGACATTAACTGTGAAAAATCAGTCATGAGGTGAACTTTATCTCGTGTGACCGTATGCTGTTTGCCCAAGCTGCGGACATATGCTCTTTCTGACGGAGTGAGGGCAACAACACGGTTGAACAGGTCGTAACAAGCAGCAAGCGCGTGTTCGCATTGACTGTGGTCGAATGCGGTGCAATCAGTACAAATGAATTGGTGGTTATTTTCAACGCAAGCGACCTCTTGACCGACCTCGATGTTTGTTTTAGCACACAGGATGTGTATAATATACGTGACGCCGGCAAACGTTACCTCAGAACCATCCAATGCTGTAAAAAGAGCGGCCTGTCTACGCATCATTGTTGGTGAACTGTCGTAATTTAGTTCTGCCTCTTGGCTGTTGACAATCCTCGGTGCAAATGG